CGAGTCTTTTCCTTCGGCATTCCTGGATGCCAGCCGGGATGATCGAGGCCGTAGGAATCGTTCCCCTCAGCGGACGGGACATGTTCGAAGAATTCATAAGCGCCCGCGGCGGCGATACCGGCTGGCCCAAGTGTCCGCAAAAATGGGAGAAGCAATCTCCCGACACTAAGCAAGCCAAGAAGCTTCAGCGCCCATTTGCCGGCGATGTAGGCCGCCAGCGCGTCAAGCACCTCCCGAACCGCGTGAAGGCCCCCATGCTGCCCGTCAGGCGAGCCTAGAAGGCGGTCTAGGACGCGGGTGACCCTATCTAGCCCGGCGCCGATCTTATGCACCGCAGGAACCGCTATGGGCTCAATATCCTTCCAAGCCTGAACGAACTGATCAACGACTTCCGTTACCGCGGTAATAATCTCGTCCGAATGATCGTCAACCCATTTGGTCATATCGTCAAGGACAAGACCGTATTTTTCAAAAAGCGCCGCCGCGGCTTTCCTCGTTACCGCTTCAAGTGCCGCGCCAAATGCATTCAAGGATCGGACAAGACCAAGCGCCTTTACGGAATTCTCGTCAATGCCCTTGTTTCGTTCAAATCCTTCGGCGTAAAACTTATCGAATTCCTTGCGCCCACGCGCGATGATATTGTCTTCATCGAACCCGAATAAATTCCGAAATGCGCCTTCGGATTGCGTGTCACCGGCCGCTCTCTTTTTTGCCAGCGCCGCCAGCGTGGCGGAATACAGGCTTATAGAATCCCTAAAATCTTCCGGCCTTAGTCCGAGCTTGTCCCTTAGTAATTTCTTATATTCCGGGAAGTCACGTATGGTTTGCGAGAACTTATCGAAATCCGCATGAAACTTCTCTAGCGTCGATCCATTCTGCTCTAGGGCATAACCAAGTGATTCTATTTCTCGGACCGCCGATCCCGTCTTCTGACTTTCAAAATAGAGCTTACTCAGTCCTCCCGCGATCTTATCCGTTGCAAAGGCTATCGAGGTTGCCGCCGCGGTGATTGCCGGAACAACAATGCTAACCGCCTCGGCAAGAGCGCTAAACGCTTTTTCCGCCTCGCGCTGTTCGGTAGCGCTTGGCCCCCTCATCGAAAGGCGAACGAAATAATGGTCTAAAATATTAGATGCGGCCATCGCGCTTGTTCACCGACTCTTGCACTCGCCAAGCGTTTTCGGCCTCGACGTCCAGCGCTTCGTTTATATCGGCAATATCACAAAGATCATACGTGCCGTCTTTCAACTCGTGTAGCCAGACCTTGCCGGCAAGCACGGGGCGCATAAGCCATTGATGTCCAGGAGGGAGGGAAATTATTTCGTAATCGAGTTGCGGCGCATGGCTAGTAAATTCTAGCTTTGGCCGGGCAAGAAATCCGCAAAATTATCCGTCAGCACTTGCACAACAATCGCGCCGGTTTCCATCAATCCTATGTCGTCAAACATTACTTGGCCGGCCGCCTTGTTCCAGATCTTCGCCCAACCAGTACCCCCAGGCATTTGCCGCTCGCATGAGCCAAGACAGATTGCAATAATATCATGAACCCTCTCGCGCGGGATGTTCGATAACGCGAGCACCGGATTGTCTTTAAACCCAATTGCGAGAGGCCCAACATCTAACAGCAAATCAATCGCCGGCTTTAATGGTAATTTTGTGGACTTGTAAGTTATCCCCTTAACCTCGAATTCCGCCATTGGCTACCTATCCCGCTAGAATCGTCGTGCTGTTCGGATTACCGTCGCCAAGAATCATACTGATTCTCCCGGCGTTGAAAATCCAATCATTCATCCCGCCTTCCCTGGCATTCACATTGTCCGGGAACTTTTTAATCGAGCACCCGACGCCGACAATCGTATCGCCGCGGGTCGCATTGCGAACCGTAATCGTGCTGTTTCCGCAATTCGCTGAGCTATTTGTGGTCTGTGCATAGAGGGATGACAGAAGCGCATTGACGGGACTTGTTTTTTGCAACCGGATCGCAATCGTTCCCCCTTGCGCGGCATGAAGCGAAGTCATCGGCGTTCCATCCGCGCCCCAGACGATAGTTGTCTTGTCGCCTTCCATAGCAATCGTCACACCTTCCTCGGCAATCCCGCCCTCGGATAGTGAGAATGACCCAGCCGGATCGGTTAGCGCGGCATTGACATCCAAGAACGAATACGTCGCCATGCTTATTTACCTCAACGATTTACGGTAACGATAATGCCGGCGAAATGAATTGCCCCAGCCAATTTGATCGCCACTTGTATCGGAACGGATTTGCGCGCCTCGCGGTCGGCCTGCGCTTGCGTCGCAACCGGCGGGGCAAAGACATAATATCCAAGGGTAAGCGTATCCCCGGTATTCAATTGGCCGAGAGGCGGCCCGTTCCATTCCCCCGGCGCCACAAGCCCGTTATTAACCGCGGCAACCAAGGTATCGTTAATTTCATTTACGATCAGATGCGTGCCGGCATCCGTTTGCGGGATTTTTGTCGGGCTCTGATAAAGGAGATTATAGACATTCGTTTGAATTGCATTCGCCAGCCAATCGGTGCCGTGAACCTCGTCAAAGAAAAACCCGTTGGCCATCACGCCTTGCTGAATGATCGCCGTGGCATTTTGATAATTTATGAATACGTTGCAATCTTTATTCGTGATCGTTTGGGCCTGGGATTCCGTCAAGAACTCCGCGACAATTCCAGGTTCCTGCTTGAATTTTAGGGTGATCACAGAATTGTTGGCACTGAAATTAACGGTGAACGCCCGTCCGAAGATCGACGCGGCGGCATACAGACTGGAAGATGAATATTGCTCAAATGTCCGCTTGTACCCGAGTACCTTTAACGAGCTTGCAATATCGGAATTATTGGTTGGATCAAGAACGCCCGGCGCTTGCGTCGTCACCCCGAAAATATGGGCACGATTTGCCCCTTCGATATATCCGGCGACCGCAATATAATCGGAATCAGCGGGGGGAACGGCCGTGGCAAATGTGGCCCCGTACCAAACGCCGGAAAGGTTGTCGAGAACGCCGATACACGCTAATGCCGTTTCCGGCGCAATGCCGATCACCGGGGCGGACGCCGTGATTAGCGTCGTATTGGTCAAAACGGAAAGATCGGTTCCGGTTCCCCCCGATAGCGTTGCCCCGGAAACGGTCGCGACGGAGGCAGCGAGGGTGTAGGCATTTCCCGGAGCGCCGGGCAGTTTGGAAACCACATAGACTTTTGTGCTAACGACATTCGGCAAACTTAGCGTAACTTTGGAAATGTTCACGTCCGCGGAGGTATTGGCGAACGCCACAAGGTTCGCCATGGTGATTGCGGTTGTGCCGCCGATAAGAACTTGATTCCCTACTGGCCCGGAAGCAACGAATGTAACGACGGTGCCGTTTAGAGTGACCGTCGCGTTGGCGATAGGATTTGCCGCGAAATTATACCATCCGGAGGCAGTCGGGGCGGACATTACGCTAACCGAGCTGGTGACGCCGGTCGTGCCGGACGTTATGTCGAATCTTTGTAGATTGCTGTTCCAGACAAATGTCGCGCCGGCCGCCAAAGTTTGCAATTCGGTTTGAATGCTCGACGCCACGCCATTTATATTAAGCGCTCCGGTCAGTCCTATGCCGGTCGCCGAGCACGGTACCCCGTCGACATAGACGAGGAATCCACCGTTTGAAATTGAGGTGAAATTCGAGAGAAGCTGCATAGAAGGCGTCATTACGCCCCCGTGCAATACTCCGCTTGTCGCGAATTGCGCCCAGCGCCCGATATAGAGGAAGGCCGGCTGCGGACTCTGGGAGAAGAAAAGATCGGCGGCCAGCCATTCCGGCGACATCGTTCCGAAATCGCTTGCCACTCCCGCCAATGTGGTATAAAGGCGAATACGTTCCGTGGTATCGATCACGGGCGAAGAGCCAATAATTACGAGGCTTCCGAAGTTTTGGAATGTCGCCGCGGTCGGCGCAATATTGACTTGGACCGATACGACGTCGGAAACGTTAAGACCGGTTGGCGCCATGGGAGTTCCTTAATAAAAAACCCCGTCGAATTTCTCGCAACGAGGCTGTGAAATGCCGGAATCAGTCGAAATTAAGCTTTCTAAAGAGCGCGCCTATTGGTTAGCATCGGCCATATTGCACGCTGCGGAGACGCTTGACCCGCTTGTCATTATCGCATGGCGAGAACACAAGAGTGATGATGCCGCAATGGGATACGATCGCTATTAACGGGACGGCTCCCCGGAAGTTTGAGGGCGTGAAACCTAAACCTGCGGAGGATTAGGAATGAAGATGTATATGATCGCCGATCACGCATTACAGCCGATGCTCGCTAGTAGCGATGGAACGCTGTCATGGGATTCGCTTCCAGTAATCCACAGCGACGGGTCATTAGTAATGGCTTACGAAATTAGGCCTGGCATGTCGTTCACGTTCGAATTTGATCCTCGAAGAAATGCTTATTTGCTCATTAGGGACGTTAAACTTGCGGCGGGTTAGGCCCGGCGCTGAATGTGTCCGTTGCATTCGGCGCGTCCGATTGAATCGTAATCGGCGCGGACAGGATATTGAGAACGGGATAAGTCCTATCGATTTCACGCCGCACGAAAAACGTCAGATCCATGCGCCTAAACCAAACCTCGTTGATCAATTCCGCAGCATTTGTCAGTTTGCAGTCGGTAGAAACGAAATTCATGTTTTGCAGATAAAAGGCTTCCCGATTCTGCGCGACCGAAATCCCGGCTCGAAACATGTTCGCGTTACCGCGCGAGTTTGGCCCATAAAAGCTGGCCATGACCTCCAGCACTTCATGCCGCCGCTGTTCATCATAGCCTTGCCCGACGGGATCGTTTGGATTTGACGGCTCGCCTCGCCAATGCCTCGTATATGCGCTGTATTCCGGCGTTTCGCTCATAACCCCGATTGCGCACCAATCGACCGTTGCCTCGGGCTGTTTTGGCACCGGGGTTTGCCAGCGTGGACGCACCATTGGCCCAGGCAACCCGACGAGCGCAACTACCGCGCCTTGCAAAATAGCGTCGAGAGCAGTATCCTCTGGCGGCGACGCGCTTGACGGAACAAGATAACCGCCAGTTGAAGAGTCCGTCACTTTTTAAGTTTCTCGCGCAACTTTGCAGCCAAGGCACGCGCGGCCGGTTCCCATGGCTTTTCGAGATCCGCGTCGATATACGCTAGTATTAATTCGTTGATGTCTTGCTGGTCCTTGAGTTCCCTTTCAAGCGCGTCTAGCCTTTCGAAGAATCGTAGCATTGTTAAATCTCTAGATCATTGGTTGGCCTTATTGAGCACGCATATGGCTTCGATAAATCCGGCGCCAAAGCCGCTCCAATCGCCTATCGTCTTAACCTGATATGTCCGCCCGTGCCATGTCACGACATCGGCGTCTTGTGCGCCCGACCCGTTGGTTAGGCGAAATTTTGTAATAATCGTAATCGACCCAGAAAGAAGTTCCCCTTCCGGCATTTTTAATAAATCGATATCGTCATTGGCGGTGACGACGCCGGATACATTATTAATAATGTTCGACGCATTGCTCGCCATGCCGCCGGCCGTCACGGTTTGGACGAATCTTGTTACCGTGAATAGATCGGCGAAATCCGGGTCCGTTAAAATATCGGTTACGTCGAGAGCAGGCATTTTAGTCTATTGTCGCCATCTGATGAGGGTTATACGGCCGTTTCTTTCCCCCCAACGCAAAAGCCACAAAGTTGCATTAGTTCCTATAACAACGCCTGCTGTGATACCTAGCAAAAACGAGAGTATCATTATCTCACTACATAGGTGATTGCACGCCTAAGTTGCCCGGTATCGATGAGCGGAGTCGTGCCGGTCCGCCCGCGGCGAACGCGCGCCGCCAATGTTGCCGGCTTCAAAGGCTCGAATGGACCGTCCGTAATTTTCTTCTGTACAGATACCTGGGCAATCAATCCGATCTTCTCCAGCTCTTGGCCGATTTCGTCGGCTTTGCCAGTAAGGGCCAATTGTGCCGCCTTTTTAAAATGTTTAGCGATATCGTCTTTCGCGTTGGCTATACCGGGATGCAAGAACGGCCGCGCCGGAATATTTTTGGCCGGGGATCCGTATTCCATGACATAGCCAATCAAGGCGTTTGTCGCGGCGGTCGTTTCGCCGGGCTCAGGATCACGCGCGGCATTGGAAGACGGAATACCGACAAGCACCTCGCGTTTTAAGAGTCCATCCAATGCCTTCCTAAATTGCGCCGTGTTGCTCTTTTGCTCGATATTCACATCGGAAACCCGGCGGAT